ACTGGAATGGATCCTTATAGTGGTCTTGTAGAATTTTTTGAGGCTAAAGGTATTCTAGTTAAGTCAGGTAATAAACTTGCATATACAACTGCATCTGGTGAGATTATGTCAGAATTTAGAAAGAATTGGACAAAAGACAAATTAGATGTAGTAATGACAGAATGGAATTCAAAGGATATTGATTCAGAATCAGAGGAACTTGAAGAACCAGAAGAAAACTTAGAAGTAAACGAGGAAGTGTAAATGGCTAAATATTTTTCGACCAAGTGCTATGGGCATAACATTGGACTAAGTGCAGTGTTTAGACAACCTTTAGCACACTCACATTGTAAACTACTACACGGCTATAGTCTAGCATTCACATTTAAATTTGGGTGTGATGAATTAGATGAACGTAATTGGGTAGTAGATTTTGGTGGACTGAAACCTTTAAAACAATGGTTAGAAGATTCTTTTGACCATAAGGTTGTAATTGATGTAAATGATCCTAAGAAAGATGATTTACTATTACTACAGACGCAAGGTCTGGCAAGTATTACTCAGTTCGATGGTGTGGGGGTCGAAAAGTTTGCGGAACACGCCTGGCGAAAAGCGGACGAACTTGTAAGAAAAATGACAAACAATCGGTGTTTTTGTGTAAGTGTAACTTGTGCAGAACACGGAGCCAACTCAGCAATTTATGAGGCATAAATGACATCAATAGACACAGAAACATTATTTGAATTATGGGAAAAAGTAAAAGAGTATATCCCGGCAAAAGATAAGTTGGATGCGGCTGAAACTTTTGTAAAACTGTGTGATGATGCAGGTATGGAAAAAGACGAAATTAATGAATATGCTGGTGGTGACAAAATTTTAGAAACGGCAATGGATCGTTATTATGACGATGAAGATGATGATGATTACATTGACGAGGAATGGAATTAAATGAATTGGTATAGTGAAATTGTAAAAGACTGGAGTAAAATTCCTGCTTGTATTGAACATTATAGTAATGAAGTGTTAGATGCAAGACAAGAAGTAAGAATACACGGCAACGTAGAAAAGAATTCTACACAACTTCCAGCCTTTGTAGAACTACGATTTTCACAACTACAAGAAATTGAGGCCATACTGGAACATTTAAATATCCAGTTAAGAAAAAAGAGAAGTGAATATCTCAGAAAGTATTTGGAGAATTATAATAAGGTTCTTAGTTCACGTGATGCAGAGAAATACGCAGATGGTGAAAAAGAAGTTGTAGATATTAGTGAAATTATCAATCAAGTCGCTTATTTAAGGAACCAATACTTAGGAATAACTAAGGGTTTTGAGATAAAACACTTCCAACTTAGCAACATAATTAAACTAAGGGTTGCAGGAATGGAAGATGCAGAAATAAACAACAGACATTAATAATGGTGGTAATGTAGTAAATACATAACCAGTAAGAGAGACAAACAATGAGCGAAATTCAAGTAATTAAAAGGGACGGGATTAAAGAGCCGTTAGATTTAGAGAAGATGCATAAAGTAGTTATGTTTGCGTGTGAAGACATTGCAGGCGTAAGTGCTAGTGAAGTAGAACTAAAGTCACATATTCAATTTTATGATGGTATCAAAAGTGAAGAAATACAAGAAACTTTGATTAAGGCGGCCGCTGATTTAATATCAGAGGAAACACCTAACTATCAATGGGTTGCAGGAAATCTAGTAAATTATCATTTGAGAAAAATGGTATACAATGATTTTAATCCTTGGCCTATATATAAAATTATTAAGAAAAATGTTGAACTTGGTTTTTACGATTCTGCATTACTTGAAGATTATACAGAAGAAGAATGGAATGAAATAAACGATTTTATTAAACACGATAGAGACTTCAATATCGCATATGTTGGTATGGAACAATTTCGTGGAAAATATCTCGCTCAAAATCGTGTAACAGGAAAGCATTTTGAGACACCTCAAATTACATATGCTTTGATTTCAGCAACATTGTTTAGTCAATATCCAAAAGAAACAAGATTGAAATATGTTAAAGATTATTACGATGCAGTAAGTAACTTTGATATTTCATTACCAACACCTGTTATGGCAGGTGTAAGAACACCACAAAGACAATTTTCATCCTGTGTTTTAATTGAAACAGATGACTCACTTGATTCTATCAATGCTACCTCAAGTTCTATAGTTAAATATGTTTCACAAAAAGCAGGCATCGGTATCGGTGCTGGTAGTATTCGTGCTATCAATTCACCGATACGAAACGGTGATGCATCACATACTGGTGTTATTCCTTTTTATAAATTATTTCAAGCAAGTGTAAAATCTTGTTCACAAGGTGGTGTACGTGGTGGAGCGGCAACTTTATATTATCCTCTTTGGCATTATGAAGTTGAAGACTTACTTGTTTTAAAGAATAACAAAGGTACAGAAGATAATCGTGTACGTCATATGGATTATGGCGTTCAATTTAATAAACTAATGTACGAAAGATTAATTGCTGGTGAAGAAATTACTTTATTTTCTCCAAGTGATGTACCTGGTCTTTACAATGCGTTCTTTGAAGACCAAGATAAGTTTAAAGAATTATATGAAAGAGCAGAAAGAAATACTAGAATAAGAAAGAAAAAAGTGTCTGCACTAGATTTGTTTTCTGCATTTATGAATGAAAGAAAAAATACTGGTAGAATTTATTTAATGAATGTTGACCACGCAAATGACCACGGTTCTTTTGATGCATCTAAGGCACCAATTAGACAAAGTAATTTGTGTTGCGAAATTAATTTACCTACTAAGCCATTAAAACATATGGGCGATGATGAAGGTGAAATTTCATTATGTACACTAAGTGCTATTAATTGGGGAAATATTAGGTCACCAGAAGATTTTGAAAAGCCTTGTGAATTAGCAGTACGTGGACTTGATGCTCTTTTAGATTATCAAAGATATCCTGTACTTGCGGCAGAACTATCAACTAATAACAGGAGACCTCTTGGTATTGGTATTATTAATTTTGCCTATTGGTTAGCAAAAAATGATACAAACTATTCAGATCCTGATTTAGAATTAGTAGATGAATGGGCAGAGGCTTGGTCTTATTATCTTATTAAAGCATCTAATGAACTAGCAAAAGAACAAGGAAAATGTCCTAAAACAGATGAAACAAAATACGGACAAGGTATTGTTCCAATAGATACTAGAAAAACTGATGTAGATGAATTAGTAAAACACAAAGAAAGAATGAAATGGAAAGAATTACGTAAAAGTTTAAAAGAACACGGTATTCGTAATTCTACTTTGATGGCTTTAATGCCTGCTGAAACATCGGCACAAATATCGAATTCAACTAATGGTATTGAACCACCAAGAAGTATGGTAAGCATTAAACAATCAAAACACGGCGTTTTAAAGCAAGTTGTACCCTCGATTCATAAATTAAAGAATAAATATGAATTGCTTTGGGATCAACAATCGCCTGAAGGATACTTAAAAATTATGGCTGTTTTGCAGAAATATATCGACCAAGGTATATCTGTAAATACGAGTTATAATCCAGTATTCTATGAAGATGAAAAGATTCCTATGAGTGTAATGTTACAACATCTTATTATGTTTTACAAATACGGTGGAAAACAATTATACTACTTTAACACATTTGATGGACAAGGTGAAATCAATGTTAAAGAAATGGTCACTGAGGAGCCTTTAGAAGTAGGCGATCCAGATGATGAGGAATGTGAATCTTGCACAATCTAACATCATTCAAAAGAATAGAACCAAACATATATAACTATGTTCGGAATACTAGTAAAAGAATGTGTTTAAATGTGAAAGATGACCAAGTAGAATACACACTTCATTGTGAGTTAAATGTACACGATGAAAATGTGAAAGAAAAGTTTTTTAGTAGTCAAATAAACGCAATACGTTTTGTTGACTTAAAAGTTGTAGAAGGTTTTCATAATAAAGATTATGAGAGATTTCTAGTAAGACTTATAGAAAGAATGAACGCATATCCTATAGTCTTACATATAACTAATGTACAAAATGCAGAATGGAATCCGCAACCTTTGTACGAAAACAAGAATTTTTATCTATTGATAGATAGAATTTTTAAAGAAGTAAATGGTTTATTTGGTCTTGAAGTACAAATGAAAGTTACTGACAGTTACCAAAAAAGTGAAAAGTTCGAAGAACTAAAGGAGTACTTAAGAAATAAGGTAAATAAGAAAGACAGTTGTTTTCATAGTAATATATCAATTCAACCTATTTCAGGTAAAGCAACCTATTATGTCTTAAGAGATTATGAAGAAACGAATTAAAAAGTTAGAGAAAGAGAGAAATAAAATGTCAGTATTCAATTCAACAAATAAGGCAGACCATACGAAAGCCTTAGCATTTTTAGACCCATCGGGTGGAGTTACAATTCAACGTTATGATATGTTGAAGTATAAACAATTTGATAAATTAACAGATAAGCAATTAGGTTTTTTCTGGAGACCAGAAGAAGTAGACGTTCTTAAAGATGCAAATGATTTTAAAAATCTTACAGACCACGAAAAGCATATCTTTACTTCAAATTTAAAAAGACAAATTCTTTTAGACTCAGTACAAGGAAGAGCGCCAGTTGAAGCATTCTCTCCTATCGTTTCTATTCCAGAACTAGAGGCTTGGATTCAAACTTGG